CGAAAACTTCTTGACCGCATTGCCGCCAAGTATACGATCTACACGATTGATAAGATATGGAATATCAAAGAACCTTACATTCCAACCAGTAATAACATCAGGAGCTTTTGCTTCGTCTGAAATAAAATCCAAGAAACTGAGTAGTAGGTCATACTCATCTTGGCATTTTTTATATCTTACTGGCTTAATCAGAGCGGCTTCTGTATCGTAATCTTTGCAACCCCAAACCCAATAGACACCAGACAAATTGTTTTTAATTGTAATAGCTGTAATTTCTTGGTCAGCTATTTCTGGGTCAGGGAAACCGTTTTCATATTTTGTTTCGATGTCGATTGTTGATACATTTATCTTATCACGATCAAATTCAATTTCTCTAGGAAACTTTTCAGTGATATACTGATGGATGTAATTCGTGGAACCATATATGTTAAAGTTGCTGACACCATCATAGGTCTGTAACCACTCTTTGGTTTCACGCATAGAATCAAATGTTATGGGTGCTACGATTTGACCATCAATAGCAGTCCAACCCTCGTCTACCTTAGATGGTATATAAAGAGTTGGCTGAAATGTGTCTTTTCTAGCTATACGCTTACCTTGGTGATTATAACCACGATAGAGTATGCTGTTTCCGTATCTTGCGACTGATGTGTAAAAATTCATCTTAACTCCTGATTGTTCATAAGTATAACACAAATCTCAGGTAATGTAAAGATGTTTTTTACAAAGATCTCATTCTTTCTACAAGTCTTTCTGCACGATTGGTTACCTGTTGGTACCATGCAGAGTCCACCATTTCGTCTGCCGCGGATTGCCAATCTTGAGCATCTACACCACGTTTCATTCCTTTAAACCTAGAAAGGCGTGGACGGCCCATGTTGAACATCATATTGGCTACAATTTGTTGGACCTCTTCTGGCAAATCATCGAAGTCTGGGTAGAGAATTCTGCATTCTGATAACACGACTTCAACATCTTTATCGAAGCATTCGTTAACTCGGCTCTCTGTGATAGCTGTTCCAACTGGTTGCCCAGATTCAGGATCACTATCAAGAACCAAATGGCCGATGCCAAAAGTAGGGAGATCCAAATGGTCGAGGTAGATTTCATATTTCACACCTTCATCAATTTTTAGTTGTTCTCTTAGATTATCAATATTCATTACCACGTAGCTCCTTTTACTTCCATATAGCAGTTACGGTCCGGCTTGCTATCTGCTTGCTGAACCCAGTTAAGTTCTTGAATTAAACGATTATACCAGTTTTTATCATGCTGGTCATGTGCTTTATTCATATCGTCCATGAGCTGGCTGATACGAGCTTTTATATAATTTTTTCTACGATTTTCTTGTACGTTACTAAAACTATTTCTCATCATGTATTCTCCAAAGTAAATGAGTCAGGTAAATCTCTTAAAGGTTGTTCGCAATCACATCTATTACAAACATCGTTAATGCATGTCATGCATTCTGTTGTTAAACAATGGCATCTACAACCACAGTTTTTACAATAGCGTGGTGGACCTTGCATATTACCTCCTACGTTAAAAGGGAACAACATAAGCTGTTCCCTTTTATTTATACTAACTTAATATCTAGTTCCGTATCCATTTACTTCAGCATTAAGTCGACGCTCAAGTTCTGAAAGAGTATATTGATACTCTCTGTACTTGAGTGGCCGAGCCATGTGTTGCCATGGATTAGATGGTTGAATATCAACCACAAAGAATTTTTTTAAAAATTTAAACATTCTTTTTATATGCCTCCATAGTTTTGTGGTTAAGCTCAGCCAATAGACTGTAATACGTATGCTCCGGATATTCAATTAACAGCACTCGAGCGATTTGCTCATTAGCTGCAATTTGGCGGGACATCTGCATAGCTGTGCCGACTGATGCGAAGAAACCGGTAACCGCTTTAAGCGGGTTCGGCAGACTTAAGTTTTTTAGTGCGAGAGTGGTCATTTGTTAATTCCTCGTGTTTCGTGATTGAAATTTTACGAGGCCGCTTTTCTTCCGGAAGGACAACTTCAAGTCCGACAGTTAAGATTCCATCCGTTAGATCAGCTCCAGTGACTTCTGTATATTCAGACAGTCTAAATGACTTATTCCAGTTTCGAGCACTAATACCTTTATGAACATACATATCTTGATTTCTACGTGCTGGTCTATTACCAGTAATCGTTAAGACATGGTCTTTTACTTCAATGTCAATATGTTCTTGTTTGAATCCAGCCACTGCAAGTTCTAAAGAGTATTTAAGCTCTTCTTCTTTTACAACATTGTGTGGTGGATAGGTATCCTTCGCATGCTTGTGAATATTCTCAAGCTGATCGAAGATGTGGTCGAAACCCAAAAAGGCGTTTCGCGGGTATGCGAATGTTCCAGTCATATGTACCTCCATGACTTATGCAAGGTTAAAATGGACCCGCATTATGCGGCATCCGAATCTATTTATATTACTTATTATTACCAATATTATATTTTGGACATAATTCCCAATTAGTTTTTTCTTTAAATGGAATAATTTTAATTTGTCTCATCGGCGCTAGCGGTTCAACTTTAGTATTGTCTTCAATTGAGATAAGTCCCCAATCTGACATGAGTTGAGCGATTGTATTGCGCCGGGCAATATCATTTTCTTCTAAGTTTGATTTCTTGCCATCTAATAAAAACAATTCTTTAAAATGTACAATGAAATATCTACCTTGTTTATGTAGAATATGACATGATTGAAAGAGTTTATTATCTTTACGGGATGCTACACCAATACGTGTAAGAGTTTCACGAACTTTTAGAAAATCATCTGGTTCGTTAAGGGTAACCTCTAGCATAGAGGTTGGGGTCCATTCAACTAAGTTATTTTCGTCCACCTTTTGTCACCTTCTTTTCGAGTGCATTTATCTGTTCAGGTGTGAGAAGGGACAAGGCTTGGCGAGCTTTTTCATTACTGTAACCATAATATTCCTTGACTACTTCCACATCACTTGCGGTCTGTGGCTTAAGCCATTTAGAGAACCGCTTTTTCTTTCTAACTATATTTATATAAAAGTCGAATTGTAACCGGTTATCCGCATGTGCATGTTGATTCATTTCATTAGCCATAAGCACTGTGTCATGAAAGTATGATAGACCTCGATTAATCATAAAAGGATTGTAACCTTTTTCAGCAATATCATCTACCATAATATCTTTTTTAGTATCATTAATAGCATTTAAATATTCAAAGGGATTCATTAGTAACCACCACGTTGTAAGAATCGAAGACCAGCATATACAAAAACACCAATGATGATTATACCAGGTGCACTGAAGAAAAAGCTCGAGCCAAAAGCAAATAGCATTGCTAATATGAAACTACTCATGTCTGCGCGTTTTTGTGTAGGTGATTGTTCTACACCAGGATCATCAAATAACGCATTCATTATCTTCCCCATAGTTCTACACCTCCAGCATAATTATCATAGTCAAGTTGTTCTTCTAGATTATCTTTAGTAAAATCTGCGGTGTCAACTTTATTAAGATGAGTTTTATTCCAATAAAGTTGAGGTACAGTTTTATGACCAGCAATTTTCATGAAACTTTTTGCTTCGGGTCTTACGTTAAGATTTACAACATCATATTCGTAACCCCAAGAATCTAGCTTGTGTTTCATAATTTCACAATATACGCAATTCGTTTGAGTATATATTGTTAATCTAATTGAACTGGACATTAGCCATAACCTCCGTAAGACATGCAACAACGTTAAGTTCGTGGTCTGCAACAAAAGCATTCTTGTATTGGTAGTCAGCGAGAATAAGAACTATTTGTGGGATCGATTGAGGTGATACTTTATCAGTCATACGATCATAGATTGCTCTAAAAATTGCAGATGCATCTGTATCTATATTATTGACAACCCAAGCACGCATTTTTTTGAAGTCTTTATTTTTCAAATGAGAAAATAAATCATCAAAGTTTTTATCAGTAAGATTATTTAATATAGCTGAATCGATAGGTACACCACCTGATGAATGTCTTTGTAATTCACCAAGTACTCTACGCCAATCCGGAGCAAACTTCATAATTAATTCAGCAAGAACTTTACTATCAAATGATACTTGTTCTTTGTATAAGATACTAGCTGCACGGTCCATAAACTCACCGCACAGTTGAACCATATCTTTTTTAGAAGTATTGAATTCATATACACCGCATCTAGAATGAAGTGGTTCAATGATTCTATTCTTAAAATTACAAGTAAGAATAAACCTACAATTACTCGAGAACTCTTCGATAAATCCACGAAGAGCTGGCTGAAATGATTGTGGGTTAAGGTA